CAACACAAACTACATATACAGGGAATGGTTCTACAACGAACTATTCATTTACATTTGAATATTTGAAACAAGCTGATGTTAAGGTAACACTTGACACAGTTGCTACAACTGCATTTACATTTGCTAATGCTACAACGCTGTCATTTACTACAGCACCAGCTACTGGTGTAGCTATTCGTATCTTCCGTGATACTACTATCGATACCCTTAGTTCTACTTTCTTTCCTGGCTCCGCCATTAAAGCTGAGGATTTAAACGAAAACTTCACTCAAAACTTATACGTTACACAGGAGTCTGATACTGAAGCTGGTCTAGCTACGACTACAGCTAATGGTGCTGTAACCACGGCAAACAATGCTGAGACATCCTCTAACAATGCAGTGGCTACAGCTAACGCAGCGAACACTAAATCGGATGCTGCAGTTGCAACGTCTAACACAGCTGAAACTAATTCTAATACTGCTGTAGCTACTGCTAACACTGCTAACACAAACTCTACTAATGCTGTTAATACAGCTAACACTGCATCAACTAACGCTAGTGCTGCTGTTACAACGGCGAACGCTGCTGATGCTACTGCCAATACCGCATTAAACAATTCACGTGAATCAGATGGTTCTGGTGGATTTACTACTGCTATTTCAAAAGCTAATACTGCACTTAATACTGCCAATAGTGCTAGTACAAGTGCAACAGCAGCGGTATCAACAGCTAATACAGCCAATACAAACGCTACGGCTGCAGTTAGTACAGCTAACACTGCAGCGCAGGATGCTGCAACAGCGGTAATTACTGCAAATGGTGCTAATACTAATGCAAATACTGCAGTTACTACTGCAAATACTGCGTTAAATAATAGTCGTCAAAGTGATGGTTCCGGCGGTTTCACCTCTGCCATTAGTATCGCCAATTCCACAACAGCAACTGCCAATGATGCTCTTGCCAACAGCCGTCAAAGTGATGGTTCTGGTGGATTTGATTCAGCAATTTCAATTGCTAATTCAGCACTAACTATTGCTAATACAGCGGCATCTGATGTTGCTGATTCTGTCCTTTACACAAGTCTAATTAGCAAAACAGCTTTAGAAGCACTTATACCAACCGCAGATGGTTATTATCAAGTAACTAACTCAACAGGATTGGCTAATGGCACTTGGACTATTGGTACTGATACTTATACCCTTAGTGGTATTCCTGGCAGTTACGCAACGATAACTCAACCAAGTGGTATTACAACTAAGCTTGACTACACACATAGCTCAAAAACCTATTCTTACTCAGCTTACACAGTAAATGATCCAGAAGTACGTTATCTAACCCGAAATGTTCCAGTAGTAACTGGTGATAGCACGAATGGTTCAGGTCAGATTACTCTTAACTGTGAGAACAATTCTCATGGGATTAAGATTAAAGGACCACCACATAGTGCGGCTGCTAGCTACACACTGACACTACCTAATGATACTGGTACAACTGGTCAAGCACTAACTACTAATGGTAGTGGTGTTCTTAGTTTTTCTGATGTAGCTGGTGCAATTATTAACCAGACTGACTTTGCTTATGCGCCAACAAGTAATACTTTAACACTTCCAACTTATTTAAATATAGTAGGAGTTTCTGGAATCATATCATCTGGAGAATACTATGTTAATAACATTGGCGGATATGCACATTTATGGTTTAGTCCTAGTGATACACAAGTTAAAGATGCTTTAAATACTTTATCAGTTGGCGATAGTGTAACTATAGATTATACAACTTCTCATGGTACTAACCAATTCTGGGCGGTAACTTGGACCACAACAATAACTCAATTGCCAATAGTCGATACAGGAATTGGTAATCTACAGGTTAAATTTGGAGGCGGCTGGAGCGTCAACGTGCCAACAAGTGGCTCTGTATCTATATATTCGGCTCAAATGAGTAATGGTACAGCACCTATAGCTAACAACCAAGTCCTTAGATATAAAACTGCAACATCTAAGTGGACTGTAGATAATGCAGACGTTATCGCTATTTGTGATGGCGGTAATTTTAACAACGGGTCATCACTTGTACAAACATCAACAACCTTCGACGGAGGATCATTCTAATGCCTACACCTACTAATCGAACCCCTCTGCGTGTAGCGCGAGGTACATATTCCAATTTAAATGGATCCTTAACTGATCTTCAAGAAGGTGAAATTACCTTTGCTACTGATGAAGGTAAACTATATGTTAAACAAGGTTCTGCTTTAACTAGCATTTCTTCTAGTTCTCAAGCTGCTCCAACACCATCTGATGTAACTGCCTCACCTGCTTTTGTAAGTGGTGCTGGTACTTCTGCTGATCCATTTGTAATTACTAATGGTGCTTCTCCGTTTGCTGGTGGAACTCTAAATTCAGCACAACAAATTACTATTGCTAACGCTAATCCTGGTGATCTTGTTGTCTTTACCGATAATAGTGCGGTTGTTTCTGACCGCTTTAAAAGTCAGGAAGTTGGTACTGTTAACAGTGCAGGTAACTACACCTTTAAATTAAATTATACTGATACTCCCAATACTACTACAGATAACACTACATATGCTGGTGCTCTTCAAGTTGGTAGTGTGCATTTTCAGTGGACTGTTGTTCAATCTAATTTAACAACATTATCACAATCTACTGCAACGACAATTTCTTTGTCTAGTTTAGGCGTTGGTGGTACAGCTACTGCCACAGAAGGTACCGTAACTGGTGGTACAGCTCCTTATACCTATGCGACACGTTGGCAGCGATCCTTCAATGGAACAAGTGGATGGTTTGACATTGGTTCAGCAGGAACCACATATACTATCCAGAGTGCAGATTCTGGATATTACATCCGTGCCGTTACAACTGGTACTGATACATCGCCGTCGAATACTGGTGGACCACTAACATTTGATATAGAAAGTGCAGCATCAGGCCAGATTAACACTTTAGGACCAGCTACTGTTGGAAGCCTTGTTCTTACTGAAGATAATACTGCTGGAGCACGATATACATCTAAGACATTTAGTGCTGTTGCTAACTTAAATCCTGATGGTGTACCTGTTACAACTAAAGCACTAAAAGTTAAACTAGATGGTACTTTTAGTACATTTCCTGAAACTTCAAATGTAACAGGAATTACATCAAACGATGATATTGGATCTAACGTAAATAACTCAACAAATCTCATACATCAAAATAATGCAGGCGGGGATCAAAACTCATCAAACGGAAATACTTGGACGTCGCATTTTGTATCATCTTCCGTTGGTGGTGCAGCGTTTGTTACTTTTCCGACGGACTATAGTTCCTACGAGAAGTTCAAAATGTTCCGAAGTACATACGGCATTGCCAGTGGTACATCCTTTGGTGATGCGAATGCTGCCAATGCAAGTTATTCTCCAAAAATTACGGAGGGGGAGTATTATATTGATGATACTCATACTACAAATAGAGTTTCATATCAAGAACCCGGTGGAGGTAACAGTTCCTCAGGGGTTAAATGGTCTGACGTGTGGAAAGGTGATACAATTTTGCAATATCAAAACGGCCCAAGGTGGTGCTATTTAAATAATGTTACATCAATATCGGGGTCTAATAATAAGTGGAAAAAAATAAATACTGGTGGTAATACCTCAGCTCAAGATGCAACCGAGGGTGAGTACGGGTTTGGCTTTACTTCTGACCACACATATTCTGTAAACTGCAGCCAGAGTAACAGCACTCAGGCTACTATTCATATTATGAATGGAGACATTTGTGATAGTAATGCAACAGTTACCACAACTGATTTAGTATTTCAGTGGAGTAGTTTTCCCAACTATTCAACTTCTAGCACCAACAAGATTGATGGTTTCTTTGGACATGGCTCAAAAATCACAATGGTTGCTAAACACTATCATAATAATGGTTATGATAACTACTTTTATACTTGTGATTTTAGTGTAAATAATGGCTCACAAATTTCCCATTGGGTAGCAACAGCCGGACCACTGAGAACCAATCAAGATTACTACTATTCAAGAACAGCAGTATCAGGAAACAACATTGTAGTTCAACTTGGTAAGGATCAACTTGATAAAATCTATGTTTCAACTAATAACGGTGCAAGTTATACCAATATTAATGTATCTGCAACAGGTTGGTCTGTTCAACAGGTTAAAGGGCTTACATTTTCAAGGGGTAGATTAATTGCAATGATTAAAGGTACCAACCAAGCTGTTACTGGCAATACAAGTTACTATTATGCGTATTTTATGAGTAGTAATAACGGAAGTAGTTGGACTCCTTCACTTAGGAGATCAACTGAAGTTGGTGGTTATAATCAATACAGTAAAGATTTTTTAGATACGATGAGTACAAGGGGAGTTAGATTTTTCCATAGCGCTGGTGGTTATATTTTTTGTCATGGAAGATATAACTATCAAGGTACTACCCAACAGTACTATAGATCACTTATTTACTGTGAAGATTCTGACATTGCAACTTTAACTGATACTACAAATTTGGCTAACAATTCTTTTAGATCTGGTAATAAAGTACGACAAGGAAGTAATACAGCATTTATTGGAAACATTTCAGGTTCTGATGTTACGTTATTTAATATTAATGGAACCATATCAACAGGATCACCTTTAACAAATACAGTAAATTATTTTGGTGGCAACATATCTACAATGTATGGTATTATTAATAGTGCAGGTACAGTTACTGACCTAACGTCAGTTGATCCTAGTTTTGTTAATTTAGGTTATCTAGCTGACAATACTATTACATTTCCAGCAACACTACCTTCTGGTAATACACCAGATGTTGAATTATCGGCTGGTACAACAATTACTGTAAGTGCTCAATTTGCAAACTCGCAAGGCACTGTTAGTGCAACTAGTAACACCGTCACTCCTGCTTAATAATTATGAACAACACAGAAGAAACAGCACGCCTGCAATTCCAACAAATTAAAAATAAGTTTAATACTTATGAAGAGCGACGAGATAAAATGATCGCTAACAACTATGAACTTTTACGTTCACAAGTTGAATCTGGATACACACCTAATTACCAAACTGGTGCCTACATTAAACCAGAGGCAGTTATCCAATATAACGATGACCTAGATAACTCAGACAATTTTTGGCGTTTTTGGGCTGTCAATCTTGATCAAGCTACTAGTACTGTATCAGTAACTTTTACTGTTGAGCGTAGTGAAGAAGCAAATCTTTCTTTTACTGCTTCAAATTTAGATGCTAAGGCCAATTTAACAACTTTTCTTGATGCAATTTTAGGTGGTCTAGGTACAACTAGTCCTGTTGTATTTGAAAAGCATTGTGATACTTGTATTGTAATTTCTACTAATGACGACAGCGTAATTACAGGAGTTACAGCTTCAATTAACTAAAACTACTTAATAATCATTATGATTACACTTATCCGTCCAATTCTGTTCTCTTTTATCCAATCTCCAAAGGTCAAACGCTTAATTGTTGACCTGCTGCGGAAAATGGCTACAACAACAGACAATACAGTTGATGACACCGCTGTTGATTTTATTGAACGTGGTTTATTTGGTGCTGATGGGTTGTATGGTGCTGATTAATGGAGTGGGTCAACCCACCCAAACTACCCTCTCTATTGCTCCCTGAAGCGTTCCAATTACCTATACCTATACTAGAGGTACCACAGGCAGATATACCGTCGTATGAGCCGCTTGTGGTGCCTCCTAACGTACTTAGACCGCCACCAGGGATAGAGGGTATTAATATAGATCCTCCGCCACAAGATACAGATAGTCAACAACAACAACAAAACAATCCAACATTAGCTAAACCAGCTATACCACCTGAAGCTCAGATCATTGAGATCCCATTTACGGACATTGAAGTCCCGATGCCGACGACAACGATCATGACTACTGCAGCAACTACAGCATTTATTTCTGTAGCTGCCACCCTTGCTGCTACATCACTATTTAAATACTTAGTGATGCTTATGAAACCAATCATGAAGCAAGCATGGAACAAAATAACAAAAAAGAAGAATCAACCGGACCCAGTAAAAACTTCTTAGCAAAGGTAAAAGAAAATACAGAAGATGAACTACAAATCCTTGGAACCTTTGTTCGTCTAGGCGTTGTTATTTGGAGTGGTTTTATTATTACTCTAAACTATGTTGAACTACCCATGATTAAAAAAGGTCAGAGTGGTGGTGATATAACGTTTGTTGCTTCTGTGTTTACTGGTGCACTTGCTACTTTTGGTTTAACTACTTCCAATAATAAATCTAATAACAAATCTCCTGATCCTAAAAAGAAAGAAGAATGAAACGATTACTACTTTTATTGTTTTTAGCTAGTCCAGTATCAGCTCAGGTAACCCCAAACTTCACGCAAGGTTCAATGCAGTCAACAACAACTACCACCATTGATATTGACCGAACCATTGCGACAAATGTATATGGTGGTGCATATTCATCATGGTCTGGAACAAACGTAGTCCCGAGCGGGGACATCGCAGATACCGCTACAACTTATTCAGTCCATACTGCTGGAGATCAATTTCAACTAGAGATTGTAACCAGAGCAGCAGGAAAGATTCAAGACAGCCTAGTAACAGAAACAATCGAACAAGTTACTACTACTACATCCTTATCGGTCTTCTCTCAGTAAGTCCTGCTTACGCTAATGATGACCCAAAGGTACAAAATACATCATCTCCGGTAGCAGCAGCTACAGGTAATGTGACCAATCAGGCGGTGCAGTTTCAGAACACTGGTGCACCGTCTAGGCAATACTTTGCAAGTAACAATAGTTGTAATGGCGCAACCATGCAATTCTCGCCCTTTTATATGGGCAACGATACTATTCCTTACGATAACACAGGGTATGTACGAAGCAATAACTTCGGCGTACAACTGAACTTTTCAGTCCCACTAGATGGTGGCATGA